TTACCACTACTCTTAATATTGATAAGTTCAACTTTAGACCCCACAGTTAAATCATGAGGAAGTTCTGTCTCAACATTAACACTTGTACCATCCCATTGAGCATCAGCAACAAATCTAAAGTTCCTTTGCTCAGATACATTAGAAATAGACCCACTTCCGAAATAAGTCTGAATCTCAGTAGTAGTAAGACCAACAGTAGAATTAGAAGACTGAATAATATATCCATTATTAGGTGGTCTTGCACCAGAAGTAGATGCAGGAATTACATATCTTGCACGATAGATGGTATCAATAGCATCTCTATTATCGTTCTTTCTCTTAACATAAGTTCTCGAAGTTGCATCACCTAATGCAGTAGATCCCAATCCAACCATACGTGGGAAGATTGTATTCTCTGTTGCAGCAGTAGCAACATTAACATACCACTGACTATTGGTACTATCCCATTGAACAGGGTGTCCACGATCTCCAGAGTTTTTATCTGATACTCTACTAGAAACCTTTAATAAACCACCTTTCTCGTTAATAGATACAGCACTACCATTAAGTGCATCATCTAAAGTCTTAGCAACTTTAATATTAGTATTAGTAGTTAAACCAGAAGTAATAGCATGATAAACTGTATTATGGGTCAATCCATCAGGAAGCCTACCATCATTACTAATAATACGAATAGATTCTCCCTCTATAAAGTTATGAGGAGCAGTGAAAGTAATAACATTCTCCGATCCACCAGCACTATAAGAACCAATACTATTAATACCTGCTAAACTCTGTTTAACAGTAAATATCTTTTCAGCACTAGATTGTGCAACAAATACAGGAGCACCAGCACCACTTGGTTCAGTAGAATCTGTTCCTTGCATAGTAACACGAGCAGAATACTCTGTTACTGTACCTGCATAAGAAACAAGTACTTTTAGACTTTCTCTATCTCTTGCACCAACTCTATATCCTTCAATTACGTTTTCTGGTTTGACATCTTTATTTGTTTTACCATAAAGGAATAGATGAGCAGTAGAACCAACACCAACATGAGTAATAGTCTTATTAACATCCAAAGACTCAAACTCAATAGCAGTTTCAGTAAGAGGAATCTCTTTTGGTGGAATAATATGAGTTAAGAATCCTTTATCATCTGAAGAAAAAGAGGTATTCTTAAATCCTTCTGCAAATAGAGCAGTAGCACCAAAGTTGGAGTTAGAGTTAGTTAAACTAATATCTCCACCATTATCAGTAAAGAAATGTTGGGCATAACCAATAGCAAATACAGAAACTGCCTGTATTGTGG